AAAATCAGAAATTTGCCGAAGAATTCTTTGAAGGTGATATGCTTCTTGTCAAGTATGATGATATTGAAGAAAAGTGCATTGTAGAAAGTGAATATGACCCAATGGCGTTTGTTTTGCCCAAGCGTTTTGAAAAGTACGTTGACAAAGATTACGGAACCGTTGCAGAGGTTGGAGAAAACTGCGAAAGCTTAATTTTCTATAATTAATTTAAAATAAAAAACCGCCCTGTCCTGTTGGCGCAAGACAGAGCGGCACCCATACACACAAGGCGCATGGTACTACAAATAGCAATTAGATTGTATCATAAATCCCTTGTGTTTTCAAGATTTTTTCAAGAATTCACAGGGGATTTTTGCGCCTTTTTTCAAAAAGAAAGGAGCAAATTCAATGAAATGCAAAAAATGTCGAAAAGAAATTCCTGACGGCTCAAAATTCTGCAACCACTGCGGAGCGCCGACCGAGAAAAAGAAGCTCTACCGCCGCCCCGATGGACTTTATGAGAAAATAATGACAATCGACGGCAAGCGTGTCGCCTTCCGTGCCAAAAAGGAAGCCGACGTCTATAAAAAGATTCGAGAGTACGAAGCGAAGAAGGAGCAGGGGCCGCTGTTTGAGGACGTCGCTGAGCAGTGGGACGACGAGCACCGCGACACAATTTCACTCACCTCTTGGGAGCAGTCCTATTCATATCCGTTCAAGGAAATCAAGGAATATTTTAAGGGCTACTACATCCGCGACATCACCCACAAGGACATCAACGCCTACATGAAGCAGCTGCCGAAAACCTACGCGCGAAAAACCTGCGCAACGCGGCTGAATATTCTCAACATGATTTTCAAATTCGCGGTTGTTGAGGAAATCATCACCGAGAATCCGTGCAGCTACATCACCGTACCGAAGGGACATGGCGCTAAAAAGCGCAGAGCGCCTACCTCAGCCGAGATTGCCCGCATTAAGGAAAACATATTAGTTACGCATTATAACTTCTCTGTGGGCTTTCTGGCGGTGTTTCTGCTATACACAGGCTGCCGCAAGGGTGAAGCGCTCGCGCTGACCTACGGCGACGTTGACCGCGACAACAAAAGGTTGCACGTCACAAAATCCGTCGCATACAGAAGCAACGACCCGTATTTGAAGTCGCCGAAAACCGAAGCGGGCAAACGCTCAATTGTCATCCCCGATTATCTGATGAAGCTGATTCCGAAGGGAAACAAAAAGGATTTGCTCTTTTGCCGTGAGCGCGGCAAGCTGATGAAAAAGGATTTTTTTGATAAAGCATGGAAAACATGGCAAAAGGAGTCCGAACTCGACCTTACCGCCCACCAGCTCCGACATGGCTACGCAACCCTGCTTCATGAAGCCGACGTCGATGTAAAGGACGCGCAGGACTTGCTCGGGCACGCCGACGCAAGCACAACGCAGAATATCTATACAGAGGTTTCCAAGCGCCGCAAAACCGCCGTTGCAAAAAAAATCAACAGTTATTTACAATAATTCGTAACGAGTATTGATTTCACATTATAAAACAGCCCCCGAGATTCCACTCGGGGACTTTTACTGTGTATTTTTTGTGTACTTTTACGTTATTTTCGGTTACTTTCAGTTACTTTTTATTTCGTCGAAATTTTTAAAGCCCAACCCTAAAAATCCGCATAATCAAGCCGTTTTCCGCATGAAAAGGCAAAAAAATAAGCCCACCTTTTTAGGTGGGCTTTGGTCGAGGTGACAAGATTCGAACTTCTATTTTTTAGCATACCTATCGTTCAAATCTCATTTCCTGTGTCTTTTCTGTGTTTTCAGTGTGTTTTTTAAGCGTGACTATATCACCCATTCACCCCATAAACAAAACCTACTCCCCCACTGTTCGGGAAGGCTACTTCCGCCCAGCCTTTGCCGGTGCCTTTTTCGATAATGTACCGTGTGGTGATTTTGGCGGTACTGTCGATGTGGCCCAGGAGCTTGGAGGTGGTGTCTGGCTTTTCGAAAACCGGGACGGCGAATTTCATTTTGGGGTAGGCTGAAAGGCCTGATTTAGTCAGGCGGGTATTCTGCACCCAGCCGGTTTTGCCGTCTGCTTTAATTTTGCTCCAGCCGTAGCCGTCGTCGAGCAGGTGTGTCACGGCTGTGCCTTTTTTCAGCGTTGCCAAGACCTTACTGTCGCCGTTACAGTAGCCCACAGAGCGGAGTTTCGTGTCGGACTTAATCTTTACCGCCGTGTCGGTTTTTGCTGAATCTGAGCCGCCTGAGGCTAAAAGAGCGTTTACTTCCTTGGCAATTTGTCCGTGAAGATTGTAAAGATAGTCGCCGGGGCAGCTCTTATTAGCGTAGTCGCGGTGGACGGTCATGTTACAACCGTTGAGGTGGTTCATGCGCTCGTTTTTATTTGTCGACCATTTCAGCGCCTTGATTCCGTTTCTGCGGCAAATGTCCGCAAGCAGCTTAATCAGGGATTTATACGCTGCCGGGGTGATTTTATACGGCGCATAGGCGTCTGACGCGACTTCAATCGTAACCGCGCGGCGGTCGTTAGCGTAGCTGGAAGTCGTCCACGCTCTGTTTTTTTCCTCAACATATAAGCCGATTTTACCGTCGTAACCGATTCCGTAATTACTCGACGCCTCAACCGTGCGAAAGTAGTAGCCGAGCGAATCGGCGGAGGTCTGACCGACGACACAGTGAACGGTCACCGTATCAATCACGTGGTCGCGCTGTCCGCTGTGCATATCGGTCAGGATTTTATAATCGACAAGACTGCTGTTAGTGTATGTCATTACTCTTCCCCCTTGTTGCCTTCAAAATTTTTCTTCATTTCCTCGGTAAATTCGTCGGGTGATGTGATGATTTTCTCGTCCATAATTACTCCCCCTCCTTAACTTCCGGCAGTCCTGCGAGAGATGTCAACAGGCTGAGAATTCCCGCAAGCAGCGAGGCGCTGCCTACGATGAGCCAGTTGACCTCATGGAACACCGCGGTCGTGCCGATGGTCGCGATCGCCGTTTGGGCTACGGTTTTAAGCGCTCTGATTCCTGCTGCTTTAAACCATTTCTTTGTCTTTTCGCTCATTTTTAGGCTCCTTTCTCTAAATCGTCAATTCTGTGATTGACGACTTTAATGTCGTTTTTTATAACTTTAACATCCGTTTCAAGCTCATAGGTTCGCTCGATGAGTTTGTTATGCTTGTCCTGGCGCTTAATGACTTCGCCTAGCTTATACTCAATAAGCGCGTCGGACTTCCTGTGTTGAATCGCGCTGACGATTATAGCCGCCGCAGCGCTCAACAACGCCGCGATAACGGTTGCGACTGCCGTCTCCATCGGAAACACCTCCTCTGTTAAATCACTCAATTACGATCGAGATGTTGTTAATGTCCGTATATCCGACGCACACACGAATATAGGCGGCGGATGAAGCGGTGCCCGTTTCTCTGAGCGCTTCAACCGAGATTGAGCCTGTCTTTTTCTCGCTATCCCACGTCCAGCCCGAATTTCCTTTGTAAACAAGCTCAAGCTTTGTCTTGCTTGAATTGTAAAGCGCTATTTGACCGGCATAGGTATTTACATCCTGAGTGCGGTCGGATTCAAACATGAGCGTTCCCGATTGCGGAAGCTCAATATAGTCGCTTACAAGCAACGCCGAGTCAGCCGCTACTGCGGCTCCGCTCGAATTAATGCGTGAGCTGAGCGACGCGGTTTCAGGCACAAACAAGTTTTGCGCGGCTTGTTTTGCCGCCGTCGCCGTGATGACAATATCGCCCGTTACGCTCGGTATCGCGATTACTCCGTTACTGTAATACTCTGACACATTTATTCCCCCCATTTTTATTGTGACTATTGCGCCGTCAAGCGTGTAGCCGCTGTCCGGCGTTATTACCGCGGCAAAGCTCTCTCCGTCAATTACCGTCGCCTTCGCGTTGTCAACGGTACAGTTCGTCAGTGTTTTTTTGACGTTTCTGAGCAGGTTTACTTTTGTTCCCGTGAACACCCTGCCGGTTATGTCCTCGCCGCCCATTGTGACGGTAATTCCGCTTATCACATATCCGCTGTTCGGACTGAGCGCAATTTTCAGCGGCTGAAACCTTTCCGCCGTCTGAACGCTGCTGTCGGAAGTTACATTTGAGAGCGTTTTGGTAACCGACAATGCCGAAAACGGCGATGTTAGCTGTTGGGGAGCGCCGTCTGTCAAACCGGTGCGGATCGCGTTAATCTCATCAATTGACACTCCCGCGCGCAAGGCGTAATTAACCGCTTTGTCGCGGAAGGTGCTGCCTTCAAGCGTGTTGAGGTATGTAATCAGGCTTTTCCACTCCGAGCCGTTTCTGTATCTTGCGCGGTTTTGCGCGAGCGATGTCAACTCATACCCCCTGTCAATATCGGTCTGCGAAACTCCGCATATTGCCTCTATCAGAGCACACAACGTCGCGGTTCGATCAGCTCCCTCAACACAGTGAATATAGCACGGCTTGCCTTCCGAAAGGTCTTTCGCTACGCGTTTGAGGAGCGTTTTATAATATTGAGTCTGAACTGAATCGGACAGCTTCACGCCGCTCGCGTAAGGAGCGGCAGGCACCCAAATATAACCGACGCTCTCTCCCAGCGCCGACTTGTTAAAGTCGTCAGACGTTCCCGGAGTTCGGTCTTGTCCCGCGGTTTCGGCTTCGCTTCTCAGGTCAATCTCATCGGCAATACCGAGAAAATCACGCAGCAAGGTCACCTGAGCGGCACTCAGCGACGTCTGTGTATAGATTGAATTAAGCTGGCAGCCTCTGAAAACTCTGCCGTACCGAAGCGCTCCGCCGTCGCATGACCTGCCGCCTATGTCCCGGATATTAAATGTTCCCAAGCCGTTAGCCCTGTCGGCGCTAATCATGCGCAGCGACCCCAACGCCTTAAAGCTTCCGGCTTTAAGAATCCTGCCGAAGCTGTCTGCCGCAAAGCAGTAATAGATTCGGTTCGGAATAAGGTTCTCAACCGTATAGTTTCCCGACGCCGCCTCTGTTATTCCCGCTCCGGTTTCGCTGTCAACAACAGTAACCGAAGCGCATCCCGACGGAAGCGACAGGCTGTGTGAAGCAGGCAAGTCATTTCTCTTTGTGGTTGAGGCGTAATCACCGGCAACCGAGACATCGTAATTGTCAGCCGAGTAAGCAGCCGAAGCGGAGAGATAATCCTCCGCGACGGAGTTCACGCCGTTGAACTCCTCCTCGTCAAAGGGCGCGTTCAGCTCGCGGATAGCGTTTGACATTTGGGAGACGGTGTATTTAGTTTGAAGTCCGTTCTTTGAGCGAATCGCGTCGGCGATCGCCGTCAGCTTGTCAGTAAGAGCCATTTTCAATCACCCCCAGAGCAGTGTCCACGTAGTTTTTAACAGCCAGAGCTGATGGATACTGTGTGTTCGTGCTTGAAGCCGAAATGCTCGTGACCTTGTTCGAGGTGTTTTCCTTGCCGCTGATATCCTGATGAGCAGTCAAAAATCCGCTGTCGTTCGTGAGCTGAGAGGTCTTGGTCGGAATATCTCCGGCAACTTCATTGATTTCATCCTCTATTACATCTCCCAAATCGTCTATGACCGACTTAGAGTAGTTTCTGACAGCGTTTACGGACGGGTAATTCACATCGTCGCCGGTCTGCGACTGACTGTTTATAGTAGATACAATCGATCCGCTTCCGATTATGTTGTCAATCTCGGCTTTGGTGTAGACGCTGGTTTTGTCTGCTTTGCCGCTGCTTAGCGTGGAAATATCGCGCAGCGCAGCGTCAACGTCGTCGGCGTCAGCCTTGTCAAGCAGAGCGCCGTCAACCTCGTCCTTGGTGTAATAGTCACTGAGGTCGATATCTCCGCCGGGCGTGATTCCGTTGAGCTTGCTTCGAACGTCTGCGGAAAGCTTACCCTCGGTGACGGCGCCGTTTTTAATGTGGGTATTGTCAACCGCGTTCTCCGCAAGCTTGCTCCCGGTGACCGCCCCCGGCGCGATGTGCCGCTCACCGATTACGCGGGCAACGTCGTCAAGCTTGCCCGCAAGGGAGGACTCGATATTTGCAAATCGCCTGTTAATAGTCAAGCCCGATAAATCAATAACTGTGCTGCCATTTACAACCGCCCTGTCAACAAAGCATTTCAGGGTGTGTGTATGCAGGACCTCGTTATTCTCGCTAATGCGAACATCAACAAGCATTACTCCGTTTAAGAGCGTCATATCGCCGGTAATCGGAATAATAATTTTACCTTCTCTGACTGACCCGGAGGCGTTTTGAGCAAGAAGCACATTGTTTACACTGACATCGTAATTGACAGTCTGGTTGCTTAAAGCTATGTTCTGCCCTTTTTCAAGCAGGCTAACAGCAAATTCAATGCTGTTTGAATCATTCTGATGGATGTGTATAGTTTCATTCTGAGGCGTTTCATTAAAATCAATTAGATATGTTTTCGTCAGCTTCATTTAATATACCTCTCCTTGTGAATAAATAAATCAGCCACGCTGACCCGCTGACTGCCGATTGAAAGACGTTCCCAGCGTTCGAGAAGGCTGTCGTAAACCGCCTCAACAATTTTGGCCGTTGTTTTTGTGCCGAATTTATCGAGCACAACCGTTACCGTGTCGCATAGGCCGACAAGCTTCATTTTATCAAGTTCACTTCTGAGTGTTACGTCAATTGAAACCTTAACCTTTCCAAGCTCGTTATAAACAGCATATTGCCGGGCGTATGCGCTCATTGCCGCTCTGACCTCATCATAGCGGGCGCCGCCTTCCCCAACGGAGTAGCCGTCAAGGAAATCCGTGCAGTCCAGGGCGAATACGCGCCTGCGGCAGCTTTGGTGGTTCGGAATCTCAATAGCGGGTGCAAAGAAGTTTATCTTTTTGCTTCCTGTTGAATTGGTTAAAAGCACCCTGCCGTATGGGAAAATATGAGAATAAACCGATTCGCTGTCTTCGGACTGCGTCATATCGGAGATGTTTGCGCCGTAGCGCAGCTGAAAACCGATGTCACGTCCGCGAACAGTGTTAAAATAAATATTGCCATTGTCAAAACGCAGTTCGCCGTGCCACAGGTCAAGAAAACTGCCGCTTTTGCCGCCGAGGATATTTCCCAGGGATTCGGGAACCGAAAGCCCCAGCGAGAACTCGGCTTCGGTGGAAATATTGCTGTGAAATGAAAACGGAACATTTTCTGAAATGTAGTCGCTTGTGAGGAGCTGCCACAACTGAGACGGCGTGCCTGTCCGGGTGATAATTACGCCCTCGTTATCATAATCCCCTGTGGTGAAGTATTGAAAACAAAAATCCTTGACGTGCTTCGCGTTCACCCTGATCAGATTATCGGCAGAACCTCTGACGCGTTTTGTGCTGCTGATTTCAAAGCTTTGAGGACTGTCAAAAGGGTTCGGTTTAACAACAATAATTTTCTGAGATGACAGCACGCCGGCGCAGGCGTCGTTTTCGGTTGTTTCAAGCTCGAGCGTAAAAGAGCCGTTGCGAACCTCGGCGACGAGGCACTTGGTGCAGCGGTCAAGCGTACCTAAGAATCCGGCAGCGGCTCCGTTATTAAATGAACTGTAAAGCTTTGGCAGCATTTTACAAACACCTCCAACGAGGTTCAACCGTTACAGAGGTAACACGGGTAGCGAGTGTCAGCGTGACGGTTGATTCCGCCCCGGGTTCAAAATGGGGAAAGTCCATGTCGATAAAACGGAGCACTTCGCCGTCTGAATTGCGTACAAACGCCTGTTCGTATTCTGAATCAATTTC